GTTGCAGCCTAGCGAGCAACGAATGTTGCACTTGTTGCTGGCTGAACTGTTGCTAGACCAACGATTGTTGTACCAGTATTAACTGTCAAAGTTAGTACATGTGTTGAACTAGCAAGGTTGATGACTGTGAACTCAAAGCCAAGACCTGTCTCTGTGTCAGCATCTACGGCTGTAATAAGTGCTGAAGCCGTTGGTGCCTGTAGGTCGCGAGCGGCTGTTGGAGTTGCTGTAACGATTCCTGAAAGCAAGTTTGCTGCCGTGAAAGTCATTGACGCGCCATCTGCGATGTTTGTTACTGCTACGCCCTTACCGAACGCACCAGTTACATAAGCATCATCAGCAACTTCTAAATCTGTACCAACATTTACTTCACCAACAGAGTCAATATCTGAACCTGAAATAAGTTTTCCTGCAATTGCTTCACCTTTTGTAAGGCGTAATGGATTTGCCATTTATTTTCCTTTTCTAAAATTAGATTTAGTAAGTAAGAAAGGGAGAGCCAATTAAGACTCCCCCTTTCTATTAACTTAATTAAGCGACGATTGTAGACCAGAAGTAACCAAGGTCAGCCGCGATAACCTTGTTATCGAAAGCCATTTCTGCTTCGATACGGTCTGACTTGATTGATTCCATACGGAACTGTGAAGTACCGATTGTCTGTCCAAGTCCGCCTGATACGCCAGTCCATGAGAATGTGTATCCAGCAGAAGGAGTCATTAGTCCTGGATTTGGAGCAACATGTGTTAGTAGAGCGCCCTTGCCATAAGCAAATGAGTAAGCCTCTGCTGCACCTTCGTTGTTCGTTGCCTTGACTGCCTTTGCAACCATAACGCGAGGAATGTCAAACATTGCTGCCAACATGTCGGTTGTGATTGTCTGTGAAGATGTGTACTTGATACGGTCTACCAAGTCAGGGTGATTCTTCAACTGACGGAATGTTTCGTAGCCAAGAACAAGTGTGTTGGCTTCCATTCCTGTGTTTCCAAGAATCTCGCTCTTTCCCGCTTCAATATCATTGATTGGGTCAGATGAAGTGTAATCACTCCATTGCTTTGTCTGTCCTGATGATGGAGTACCAGCAACACCAGTTACATCGTCTGCCCATACGCCTGTTGTGAAGAAATCAGAAACAAACTGAAGTTCCTTACGGAGCATTAGACGGCGAGTAACAAACTCTGTTGCCTCACGAAGAGGGTTCAAAGGAGCATCTGCGTTTGCAGTAGTTTGGTCATCAACATCCTTATGGAAAGCCCATACATCTGCTGAATATGTACCTGTTGAAAGGTTGTAACCTCCACCAGCAGATTCAGTTCCAGGCGCACGGCGTTGAGCCTCATCGCGGAACCAATCGTTCTTGGTGTAAGTGAAATACTTGTCAGACTTCTTATCCACAGGAATTACTGGGAATACCTTGTCTGCAATGAAGTTGTCCTGATTTTGTAGGTATGCAACTGAGATGTTAGTCAGAATTGCATCAACATGGACGGAGTTAATATGTGGCTGTGGCATGTCTTATTCCCCCTTATGCCGCACGGTGCGGAGTCGCACAGTTAATTACGGCTGTGACGATGTTTGCATCGGCAGCAGATTCGGTTAGGAGTGTGCCAACTACATACTTGGTTGTATCTGTTCCTGCAACTAAAGCAACTGCCTTACCTGTAGAACCTGTACCAATTTGTGCGCCTTCTGCAATTGCTGCACCAGCGACAATCTTTGTTCCACCAATGACTAGAACTTCTGCTTCTTGTCCTGATGTTGGAGCGTTCTGTAGGACACCGATAACAATGTCAGTTGCCGCTGCTGCTGCTACTGCCTGTCCTGATGAATCCAACTTAACGAATGTGTACTGCTTTGTGGAAAGGTCGGCACCTGCAACGAGGGAGACCTTTACCGAGTAATTACTGATTTCATATGCCATGGTTATGCACCCTTTTCGGATAGGTATTGGCTGTAAAGGTCAGGGTTCTTTGTAGCGACATCAGCGAGCGCTTGCTCGAATGACTTTGCTACGCCCTCTTCAACAGCAGACTTAGCAAGCGTAGTCATACGCTCATAAGCATTGCCTGATTTGAAGTCCGCAGATTTGCCGATTTCTGCAAAAATTGCTGCTGATTCAGCCTGTGCATTAACAGATGCAAGTAGTTCTTCAACTGACTTTGCTAGGTCTGCGTCTACATTTGATAGACGGCGAAGTGCTGGACCAACTTTTTCTGCATCGAGATTGAGGTTTGCCCAACCCTTTGCCTTTTCAACTGCCTCTGCATCAGCGCGAGCATCGCGTTCCTTCTTCAGTTCTGCGGTTGCTTCTTCTGCTTGCTTGCGGAAGTTTTCAATCATTTTGACGACTGACTCAGGAGCAGACTTCATATAGTCCTCATCCTCGGTCTCTTCTGATTTTGGCTCTTCCTCTTTCGCCATTTCCTTTTCGGAAAGTTTGGCTTCGAGTTCAGCGATTTTTGCCATCGCATCTTCAAGAGTCATTTCAGCCTTTGCGACCTGCTCATCAGTAGCCGTGGTTGTTGTATCCTCCATAATGGAGTCCTCCTCGGTGAGCGATTCGTCTAAAACCCTCTGAACTTCAGATTCTTCGGCGGACTTCATTACAAGCCAACCTTCGTGTAGATGAGCGGGATGGTCTACCCCGCTAGTTTCCTCAATGGATAAATTCACCATTTTGCGAGTACGACCAGCCAATGTGACTCCTAACGAAATAGAGATAGCCTCTTAGCAACACGCTAACAAACTAAC